GGGAAAGCAAACCTTTTGGGAAACCCGTGTTCCGTGAACTTTCCCCCACCTGAGATAACCCAAAAAGGAACCCTCAATGATCCCGATCTTCCCTGACCGCAACGTCGGTCCCGCTGCCTACAAAGCAATCGCCGAGCATGGCAAGCTGCTGGTCTCCAACATTTTTTATACCTTCCAAGGAGAAGGCCCCTACGCGGGCCAGCCCGCCGTATTCGTACGACTCTCGGGGTGCAACTTGGGGAGCAAGTCTGAGTGCCCGTGGTGCGATGCAGACTACCGCTTCGACAAGGGTGCCGTGTTCAGCGCCAGCAACCTCGCCGCACGGATCAGGTTTCACGACAAGGCCCGTCTCATCGTGCTCACAGGTGGCGAGCCACTGTTGCAGATGTCCTCCCTTGTCCCCGTCATGATCGAAGTGGAGAGGCTCAACCGTGCGAACTACACCTGGCAGTTTGAAACCAACGGGGTGCTTCTAGACCTGAGGATGATAGAGGATCTAGATGAGCTTGGCCTCGACTTCTTTTTCGTCATCAGCCCCAAGATCATAGGTGGCAAGTATCAACCCTTGCCCTATTTCCTAGAGGATTTCGTTGATAGGGTCGCATTGAAGTACATCGTAAGCGCGGACCCGGACAGCTCCTACCACAAGCTGCCTACCTACACCGTACCCCACAACACTCGCATCTACCTCAGCGGTCAGACGGAGTATGGTCCAGGAGATGTATTGTCAAGCCCCGGTCTTCCCGTGAGCCTCTTCCGTATGTCTGAGGAGGGAAGACAGCGCACATCGGAGAACTGGGCCTATGCTGCAAAGCTGGCGCTGGACAGGGGTTACCGCGTGAGCCTTCAAACGCATCTGCTCGCTGGGGTGGAGTAGTGAATCCAGCAATGAAGAGGCTGGAGGGTGCACACCTTCGTGCACTGCGGTGGATACGGGATGCGGACGGACCCGTAACCAAGCAAAGGTTCTTTCGCGTGCACAGTGCAGTAGGTCCCGTAGGAGTAGAGCACTTGTGGAACGTCATCCTCTACGCAGACTGGATTCACGTAGATGGCAAGGGCAAGGTCACTGTCACGCCTGAGGGTCGATCTAAGGTCACCCTCAACCTAAAGAGGAGAGCAAATGTCTGAGGGTCTTGCAGGATCACTCCAAGACAGCGTAGCGGTGCTCGCTGTGTTCAGCGACAAGAGCGCCCCCATCGTGAGGGCGAGCGTTGACGTGTCACTGTTCACCAGCCGCGTCTACCGCGACATCATCTCACGCGCCTACGCTTTTCTTGACACTTACAAGACGCCTCCCAAGGAGCACATTGCGGATGAACTAGAAGACCTGCTCACGAGGGGTGGGGAGCACGGCGAGCTGATGGGGGCGGTGCTCAAAGAGTTGAACAGCCTGTGGACCGATAAGGAACGGGGGTTCAATGAAGAATACGTGAGGGCCGACCTCGAGCGCTTCATTCGTCAGCAGTCGTTGAAGGTCGGGATCGTGGAAGCGCACGCATCCATCATGGCAGGAGACCTCGATGGTGCAGAGAAAGCGCTGTCCAACGCCATGCGGGCTCGCAGCGCCAACTTCACGCCAGGGATCACGTTGAAGGAGGCTGTCAATCTCTTGTCCTCCCCCGATGTGTTCCGGGACACTTTGATCCTAGGCATCAAGGAGCTAGACAGAAAACATCTCGGCCCTGCGAAAAAAGAGCTTCACCTCTTCATCGCACCTCCGAAGGGCGGGAAGAGCTGGTGGCTGACACACTGCACGAAGCAAGCGATCCGTGTCAACAGGTGGAGAGGGGTCTACGTCACCCTTGAGCTTTCCGATCCTCTCGTTGGAAGGCGAATGTTGCAATCGCTCTTCAGTCTCAAAACAAGTAACGACAAAGTAGTCACCCACCCGAAGTTTGTTTTTGACGACGAGACGCGGGCGCTAATCAGCATCGACACGGTGGAGTCCCCGAACGTTGCCAGCATCGAGGAGTCGGCTTCCGTTCCTCAGTATGCAAAAAAGGTGGACGAGCTTAGGATCAATGGTCGCCTGCTAATCAAAAGCTTCCCCACCGGAAGTCTGACTGTGCACGGGCTTGAGGCCTACCTCAACCTGTTGGACAATGTGCACAAGTTCGTACCAGACTTCGTGTGCCTGGACTACGCTGACCTGATGAAACTCGATTCCTCTAACTACCGTCTAGTTCTAGGTGAGCTTTACAAGGATCTGCGCGGGCTGGCGGTGGAAAGGAACTTCGCCCTCATTACCGCTTCCCAGTCAAACCGTGAGGGAGCGAGCGCCCGTTTGCTGAGAGCGACGAATGTGGCAGAGGACTATAGCAAGATCGGCACGGCAGATTGTGTGTTGACCTACAGTGCCACGGCGCAGGAAAGCCGCCGTGGGCTGGCACGCCTGTACGTGGCAGCGGGACGGGTGGCGGAGGACAAGTTCACTGTCGTCCTTGCCCAGTCCTATGCGAGTGGACAGTTCGCGTTGGCGTCCTTCGGGATGCAGCAAGAGTATTGGACCTTCGTGCCGAAAGAGGACGACGAAGAAGGGAGTGCTGACGAATGACAACCATAGGAGGAACTGAAAGTGAGAATAGAAAACTGGTCGATTGGATTCGCTCAACAGGACCCGTACAAGGCGCCTGAGCTGCATTCGCCACGCCTGAGCGGCAACGTGTATGGACACCCGAAGTTTGATGATGGAACGTTCATTACCACTTCTACGGTCACTGGAAACGGTGACGGTTGTCTCTTCACGCGAACAGGCTCACGCTACGATCTTGGTGACCCTCATCCAGACTACGAAGCAGCCTATCCAAACGCGAAGCAGCGCGCGTTGGCAAGACCCCCCGGTGCCGCGTTCAGGGCAAGCGTAAGTAGAGGCCATGGTGCCTAGATTTCAGCGTCCTCGCTACCAGCGCGCCCTGCTCGATCCAAAAGCAGTCAAAGCGTTCTACGAAAGAGAGCTGGACGACTGGACATGGATGAAGGAAGTCCCGCGTACGGAGCTTCTGCGCCTGTTGCCTAAGGGGTTCAAGTTCGTGACCGAGCCCCACACCCATCAACTCGTCTGCACGGTGCTAGGTATGAAAGTACCTCGCTTCCTCTTCTCCCTGGACATGGGCACAGGAAAGACGAAAATTATCCTCGACCTCATCCGCCTGCGCAAGCACCAAAAAGAATTGAGCAGTGCCCTTATTGCGGTGCCGTACTTAATCAACCTTGAGTCTTGGCAAAACCAGTTGACCACGCACGCCCCCGACCTTTCCTTCACCGTGCTAGAGGGCAGCAAAGGCAAGCGGCAAGAGTTGTTGGAAGAAGCTCCCACCGATGTCTACCTAATCAACTACGCAGGGCTTCCCGTCTACATGGCCCAAGCAACGCGGAAGACGAAGAAGGGAAACACGAAAAGGGCTATGGTGTACGAGGATGCAGAAGCGTTCAGTGAGCGCTTCAGCTTTCTAGCCCTTGATGAGTGCCACATCGGCCTCAGCAGCGTGAAGTCTCTACAGTACCAACTCACCCGCATGCTCAGTTGGCGTGCGGAGTGCTGCTACGGCACGACAGGGACCCCGATGGGAAGGGACCCTGAAAAGTTCTGGCCCCAGATGCACGTCATCGACATGGGTGAGACGCTAGGAAGTTCCCTTGCAATGTTCCACGCAGCATTCTTCAAGGAGAAGGAAAACCGCTGGGCCTACTCCGGATTCGAATACGTCTTCGACAACAGGAAGAAGCTGCATCTGCACCAAACCCTGCGCCACCGCAGCCTGCGCTACACGGACGTAGAAATTTCGGACATGCCCGCTGTCACCTACGTCCGCCTGCCCGCGCACATGACCGCAGCACAGGTGAAACGCAATGAGGAGATCATCAAGCAAGCAAGAGAGGCAGCGCTAGCGGGAGAGCCGCCCACCGCGCCCTTCATCCGTCAACGGCAGACGGCAGCAGGGTTCATTGCGGTGAAGGGTGAGGATGATGTTCGCCTTGAGGTCGCGTTTCATCCCAACCCAAAGATCAACGTGCTGGAACAGTTTCTTGGGGAACTGGACGAGAAGGAGAAGCTCGTCATCTTCCACAGCTACGTCTACAGCGGTGAACTGATCCGTGAACTGTTGAACAAGCTGAAGATCACTCACAGTGGGGTAGGTCACGGCTACAAGGAACCTGCGCTTCAATTGCGCCGATTCATCGCGGACCCTGCGGTGAGGGTGTTCGTGGCGAACTGTGGGGCAGGGGGCACGGGGGTGGATGGCTTGCAAAAGGTCTGCCGCTACGCGCTCTTCTATGAAAGCCCCGTCGGCCCCTCCCAACGCAAGCAAGCGGAAAAGAGGCTGCACAGGGAAGGCCAACGGGGCACCGTACATATTTACGACATCGTGGCACAAGGCACCCGCATCGATCAACGGGTGCTCGATAGCATTGCGGAGGGGAAAGACCTTTTCGAAAGCATCGTCAATGGTAAGGAACGAATTGAGTAGAGCCCTCTATGGTGGTGAACAGCCGTCAGGCAAATGGGAGGACGCTTCCATACGGCACATTCATCACAGCGGTGCCACCACCATAGAGGGCTCACAGCAAAGGAGAAAGCAATGAAAACCTATTTCGATGTTCCAGACATACCACGAGGAAACTTATGCGAGACGATGCCGGAATAAAGTGGCTGACCGCTGCGCGGTTGATTGAACTGTTGACAACAATGCCTGCTGACAGCCGGGTGATGCCCAACGCCGTAGGGAATATGGTGGTCCTTGATGCGACCGGAGAAACAATGATCGCCTACGTTGACTTCAGCGGCGATGGTGAGGTGAATCGGGATGACGAAGTTTGACGCTGCTAAGGAGTGACCGTGGACACCGAAGGTAAGCAAACCCCGCTATCGACTCTTCCTTCCTGCCGTCGCTGCGCCCATCTGCATCAGGAGCACGAATGTTGGGAGATGCCGCACATCACTTGGTGGGAGTGCTCCAAGCGACCGGGGTTCACGAACCTTCCGTCCTTTCCGTTCTTTCACACCAAGTGCAAGAGCTTCCTACTCTCTGAAGAGACATTGGACAGGACAAACGGATGACGAAGTTTGACTGGAAAAGGTTCTGCCTTGAGTACAACGTTCCTTTCGTCGAGCGAGGAGCGAACGTCTCGCAAGGTAACATCAACTGCACATGCCCCTACTGTGACGATCCCTCCGAACACCTAGGCTTATCGCTTGACGTGAAGGCCCCCAGTTGGGGCTGCTGGCGCTGCAAAGCTGGGGGGAGGTCCCCTCTGCGTCTTGTGTGCAAGCTATCGGGGGCGACGCTCCCTGAAGCGATGCAAATTGTTGCACTGCACAATAAAACTTCTCCTGACGAGTTCGAACGCCTGCTAGAGCCCGTCCAGCAAGCCCCGAAATCGGCCTCTAGCGCTGCGCTGACGCTCCCAGCAGGGTGTAGAGCACTGAATGACGGGAGCGCGGGAGCGCAGCGCTTTCTAGACTACCTCAGGCAGCGAGGATTTCAGGGGGAGGAACGGCGCCTAGCGGAGGAATACGCTCTGCACTACGCGATAGTCGGTGAGCAGGCGTGGCGCGTAATTTTACCGGTCTATCAATACGGGAAACTGAAAGCCTGGACAGGGAGGTCAATCCATGCCCAATCCACGCTACGCTACAAGGCTGATTGGAAGGGTACGATCAAGGAGTGTCTTGCCAATACCGATGCTCTGTTGAAGGGCACACATAAGGAAGAGGTACTGGTGGTGGCAGAAGGTCCGATGGACTTCTTGAAGCTCGACTTCTACGGGCGCGGTCATGGCTTGCGTGCAACATGCACCTTCGGCACGGCCTGGAGCCTGATTCAAGTGAGCAAGCTCCTACCCATCGTGCATAGGTTCAGACGCACGGTGGTGCTTTACGACAGAGAGGCGTACATGGAAGGGGCAAGGTTGGCGGAAGAGGTGAAGGTATTCACGCACTGCGATGTGCAGGCGATGGAAATGAGGGGAGCAAAGGACCCCGGGGACTTGACTCCTCAGGGCGTTGCACGACTGGCAAAGGAGTTGATATGAAGCTCAAGAAGGCGGCGAACACGATCCATGGCTACTCCCGCGCCGAAGTCGATACCTTTGGTGAGGAGAGGCTGTGGCAAGAATTCGGCTTGCACCGTGGCGTGCTTGAAGAAGGGCGCTACTTCTTCCTCGGGAGCAAAGGGATGGTAGGGGCGCTGTCCGGACAATACCGCATGCTCTTCCACCCCAACTGCGTCTCCCCCGAAGTGCTTGCCAAGATGGACCCCAAAGCATCTCTTCAGGGACCTGTGCTTGGGGGACGAGCGAGCCCAGATGTTCGCTCTGCGTATCAAGCCTATGTGGAGCCCGTGAGGGCATACCTCAACAGCGACCACCTCCCGAGACCTAGGCTCAAGCTCAAAACCAAACCTAAGCTAAACTTCGCAGACAATCCCGGTGTAGGACAAGAACCAGTGCCCACCAAGCCCAAGATCAAGTTTCGCCTCCCCATCAAAGAAAGGACAGCATGAACTTCGCACCCTTCAAGGACACAGCAGGACGCATTCGTCTTATCGTCGCTTTCCGTGCCATCTTCACGAAACGGGACTCGGAGATGACGAACTGGACGCACGCTGAGCGTTACCTAATGCGGGTGACCGCCCTCAGTGGTGGTGTCTTCAGTGACGAGGTCGCGGCAGTGGCGTTGGCTACGGCGATGGACATCGCAAAGTTTGAGGGGGATGTAGCGTGACGCTCACCTCGACAAAGACGTTTTGGAATTTCCCCTGCGCCCACCGTCAGTGGCGGCACAAGGGCAACTGCAAAGTCATCCACGGCTATTCGCGCAGCTTCAGGTTCCTGTTCGGAGCCTACCAAAGAGACGTTTGCGGCTTCTGCGTCGACTTCGGAGAGCTGGACTGGCTACGGGACCGTCTTGACGCCTGGTTTGACCATACCCTTTTGCTTTGTGCCGATGACCCCCTGCTACCTACGTTCCGAGAGCTAGAACTTCAAGGTGCTGCGCGCATCGTCATCTTGCCCTACGGTGTGGGGATGGAAGACACGGCACAGGCTCTTGGAGAGTGGACAGATGAGACCCTACGAAAATTCACGAAGGGCAGGGCATGGGTCATCTCTGTAGAAGCGCGGGAAAACGACAAGAACAGCGCGATTTGGGACAACCCCAACGCGGGCTTCACTGGCTGGCTCTAAAGACTTTGACTTTCTCTGCCATCGGCCTCGGGGCAGGGAACAACACTTCAACATTCCGAGGCCACATCATCGACAAAGGAAAATTGCAATGGCAAAGAACGACGACATTCGGGCAGAGCTTTTGAGCACGACGAAGATCACCCCGAAATCCGGTGAGACGGATGCGGCTCTTGGTGTGCGTGTGGCTCGGGCCATCGACGAAAAGGTGTCTGAGGAAGACTACGCCAAACTCAGCGCAGGAGCAATCGCGTGGTATGAAAAAGCTGCGCCGGTGGTCGCCGACGACAAGGAGTACGCACTCCCTGCCGCCACCGTCAACGGGGAAGCGTCAGACACGGTCACGATGAAGAAGAAGGCGGCTCCGGCGAAGAAGGCGGCTCCGGCGAAGAAGGCGGCTCCGGCG